AGGGCTTTGCCGCCGGACGCCTGGCCAACCTCTCACCCGAGCAGTCCAGCCTGAACAAGCAACTCTACAGTGTCATCGGGAGTCAGAAGTCCGGCACGCCGGGCTCCAGTCAGAGCGCGTCCTACTCTTCCGCGGACCTGGCGGTTCTGCTGGGTGCCGGCATCGATGTCATCAGCAATCCGCAGCCAGGCGGCAACTTCTGGGGTGTGCGCGGCGGCCACAACTCCTCATCCAATGCAGCAGTGAGCGGCGACAACTACACGCGCCTGACCAACTACATCGCAGCGACACTCGCTGCTGGAATGGGTCAATATGTCGGCCAGGTGATCACCGCAGACCTGTTCCGCCGCATACGCGCGACGCAATTGTCGTTCCTGCAGAACATGCTCGGACAGAGCCTGCTCGGCAGTACCGACGGCAGCCTGCCATTCAGCGTGATCTGCGACACGTCGAACAATCCCTTTAGCCGCACCAACCTCGATTACGTTCAATCGGACACGCAGGTCCAGTACCAGGCGATCAATGAGAAGTTCATCATCAATCTGGAGGGCGGTCAGACGGTGCAGGTATCGCGTCAGACCTTGCCCAGTGGCCAGGCGGCGTAAGGAGCAAACAGAATGTCTCTGACCATGTTCTCAGTTGGCCGCGATACGCAGTTGGTCGTGATCGGCCCGGCGGGACGCATCGATCTGACCCATGTCACGTCTTTTGAAAGCCGTCAGATCACACATTCCGTGCGGGTTGACAGACTGGACGGTACTCACATGGGCACCGAACTGCCCAAGGGTTGGGAGGGCAACTTCGAACTCGAACGCGGCAGCTCGAGCGTCGACGACTTCATCGCTGCCGCCGAACAGCAGTATTTCAACGGCAGCAGTATCACCTCTGCCACAATGTACCAGTATGTAACGGAGACGGACGGTTCCAGCTCGACCTACCAGTTTGACAATGTGGCCTTCCGTCTGAGCAATGCCGGAATCTGGAAGGGCGACAGCAGCGTCAGGCAGAAGCTGGAATTCTTTGCCATCCGCAGGCGTCGCATCTGATGACACCCTCAGCATCCATCATAGCGGCCGCGGCCACCACCGAGAACATCATTGACGCTAACGGGCGGCAACTCACCATCCGCCGATTGACTGCGCTGGACCGGCTCCGGCTGTTCAAGGCGGCCGGTCCGTTGTTGGCACAAAATCAACCATGGCTGGGCATGGCTCTGATTGCCAGTTCGGTCGCCGCCATCGACGATGTACCGGTCCCGCCACCATCCAACGAGGTCCAGATCGAAGTCATGGTCGGACGCCTCGGCGATGCAGGAGTCGCTGCCATCGCCCAGGCTCTGCAGCAGGTTTCGGAACCGAGCGCGGCGGAGCTGGCGGACAACGCGGGAAACTGAGTCGGCACCCCGACCTGATCGACTGCCTCTATCTGGTCCGGAACGGGGTGCCATTCGATGTCGCCTTCAGCCTACCTGCCGATGAACGGATGGCTTTCGTTGTCGCACTCGGCACGCTGGATGGCCGCGTGTTCGACTGGCACGCCATGCGTTGGAATTCACGAACGTGATCGATAACGATGCCGCGACGATCGGTACCAAACACGTACTGGGCCATGGCGTTTCCGATGCGATCGCAATAGTGGAGTCGGAACTGACGACACTGGAGCGCACCGTCGCCGCCAGCGCGCCGATGCTGCAGACGATCACGCGGCTTGGCGCGGGACTGAACGCATTCAACGCGAACGCGGCACCGATTGCTATGCCTTCCGGTACTCGATACTTGCCCGATGTGCCCCTCGAGCAGTTGAACCAGGCCATGCCCGAACAGACCTTGGCACCCGCGGCGTCTCGATCGGACGGTTATGATCGTTCCAAACCGACCGCCACATTGGATCGAGCGATACCGTTGCCTTCGCAAAGGAAGCAGAGAACCGAGGGCAGCTTGCCTCCACCTCAACAGGTTTCGCGGCCCGAGGCAGTGACTGCACCACACGAGGGCCCGGCTTTGACAAGAGCGACAGCAACTCAACCAACTGGCTCGGCCATAGCGCCGGCAACGTCATCGTCGGAGTGGCCTGCCCCGTCACGGCCGCGCTCCGCCGCTGCGCCAGTTGAACCGCCATCGAGCAACTTGACGTCGGTCGAACCATTGTCCGGCTATCAGACGCCGGTCGAACCGTCATCGGGTTACCCGACGCCGGTCGTTGCAGTGCCGATTGCCCCAGGTATCCCCGAGGTGGTCCAATCGCGGCGGCCGGACGTCGACGTGCCACCGCCTGCCAAGGCGCCCATCATGGCAACGACTGATGGAGTTGGAGTGGCGGCACCGACGGAATCCCGAATGCAGAGGATCGTGATCGGCGCGATGGCCCCCAACAATGCACCGCAGGCGGCAACCGACATGCCCGCAGCACAAGGTATCGGTCCACCCGACACGGTCAGCGCGCACACCATACCCGGAACGGCCATGGGCCCCCACACCGTTACCGACCCAACAGTACAGTCGGAAGGGAGACAGTCGGCTCTCGCTGAGCCGCCGCGGGCCGAATCAGGATCCAGACAAGGCATGATGATACTGGATGGAGCACAGCTCGGCCGATGGATGATCGATCACCTCGAGCGGCACGCCTCTCGCCCTGGCGCAACGATGACGGGCTTCGATCCGCGGATGAATGCCGCTTATCCCGGCGCAGCAACGGGGGCTTGAACACATGGACGATGTCCACATTCCTTTCTTCCTGTGGTTTGAAGGGGAAGCATCGCCGAACCTTACCGCGATGACTGAGCCGGTCGCCGTCCCAGTGTCGTTCCATGACGACGCGTCGATGTCGCAAAACGCGGACGTCGCCGACGGGCGTGCAGACGTCGCAACAGGTGGTGATGCCGATGTCTGATGTGGCGCTTCTGCTCGGTCCAATCGTCTTTCAGGACTTCGAGGTTCCAGCCGGCATCAATTTCGGTGGCAGACAGCGCCTCGCATTGCATCGCCTGCCAGGCGGAACCCGGGTCATCGACGCACTGGGGCGCGACGATGCCCAGATCAGCTTCTCCGGCATCTTCACTGGCTCGGATGCCACTTTGCGCGCACGGAGCCTGGACGAATTGCGCGTCGCGGGTATCGCCCTGCCGCTGACGTGGGACGTACTGTTCTACACCGTTCTGATCGCCGAGTTCCGAGCCGACTATCGCAACGGATGGTGGATCCCGTATCGCATCGTCTGCACGGTTCTTCAAGACGAGGCGTCGGCGCTCTTGCAGACGGTGGTTTCGCTTGCGACCGCCGCGCTGGCGGATATCGGCGCGGCTGCCGGCTATGCGTCAGACGCCGGCGTGGACCTGTCGCCGCTGCAGACGGCACTTGCCGCACCAGGGGCCACCACCCGCGGTACGTCGGCTTTTGTTACCGCGCAATCCAGCCTCGCCGACGCTCAATCCTCGATAGGCACGTCGATTGATGCAGCGGATGCAACGCTCGCAGGCACGAGCGTCGCGGATGCAGGTTCCGCGCAAGCCGGGGCGGCAGGACTGTCGGCTGCGACGGAAGCCTCCGGCCGTCTCACGTCACTGGTCTCCGCGGGTGCCTACATTCGCCGCACGTCGATCAATTTGGCGAATGCCAGCACCTGACCATGAAGACCATCACCGTCGTCGGCGAAAACCTGTTCCGTGTGGCCGCCGCTCAACTTGGCGACGCAACGCAATGGATACGCATCGCCGAACTCAACAACCTTTCGGACCCGATGCTCGCCGGCGTGACAACACTGCTGATCCCGGACAGCGATCTCGGTGCCGGAGGCGGCATTGCTGCTCAGTAACCCAAGATCCGAACTGCGTGCTCCGCGCCTGCGGGTCATCGCCAACGGTCAGGTCATCGCTGGCGCGATGGAGGCCGAGGTCGTCTCCAACAATTACTTTGCGGCCGATCGCTTCAGCGCCTCGGTCGCACTGGGTATCGACCAATGGGCCGAAGCGTCGTTCTGGGCCAGCGAACCCGATATTCTGCTGGACGTCCAATTCAGTCTCGACGGCGGTGCGTCGTTTACCAGCCTGGTGCAGGGGGCCGTCGACAGGGTGAGCCTCGATCCCACGTTTAGATTGGTTTATCTCGACGGCCGCGACCTCACGGCCTCGCTGATCGAGACCCCGACGCAGGAGACGTTCGCCAACCGCACGTCGAGCGAGATCGCCTCGGTATTGGCGGCTCGCCATAACCTGACGCCGCGCGTGGCCGCCACCACGACTCCGGTGGGCCGATACTATCAAAGCGAGCATGATCGCACCACGCTCAGTTCAGCCGCACCACCACCGAATGGGACCTCCTGGTCTTCTTGGCGCGGCACGAAGGGTTTGATGTGTTTGTCCAGGGCCAGGCCCTGTATTTCCAGCCCACGACACAGGGGGCCGATCTCGCGGTCTCGCTACGGCCTGAGGACGTGATCGATCTTAAGTTGGAGCGATCCTTGACCCTGGCACGCGATATCGAAGTGGTGGTCAAAAGCTGGAATTCTCGGCAAAACAGCGCATCCATACAACGGGCTCGTGCGGCCGGCCGCGGAGGCACCGGAAGATCCAAAGGAACGCCGCAACGCTACGTTTTGGTGCAACCCAATCTGACGCCCGAAGATGCGCTGAAGCTCGCCCAGCGTAAGCTTGCAGAGTTTTCACGCCACGAACGGATCGTCAGGATCACCATGCCGGGCGAGCTTGCGCTGACCCCGCGCAGCATGATCACGCTTGAAGGAACCGGCACGGAATTCGACCAGGCCTACTATATCGACGTCATTGAACGCCGGCTGCGCCGCGATGGCGGACTGACCGAGCATATTCTGGCCCGGAACACCTCGCCGCGGACCGAGACGACAACGTCCAGTGATGCGGCTGACGGCAGCATGGTTTAGCGCATGGAACAGCTCCTGAATATCATGAAGCAGCACGCGGGTGCGCTGGACCAGGGCAGCAGCCAGCCGCGCTTCGCCACGGTCACCTCGGTTAATCCGACGGCCGCGACGGTGCGGGTCACGCTGCAACCGGAGGGTGTACTCAGCGGCTGGTTGCCGGTCCTCTCGCCCTGGATTGGCGCCGGATGGGGCATGTATTGTCCCCCGTCTCCCGGTGATCAGGTTTTGGTTCTCGCCCAGGAGGGTAATGCGGAACACGGCATCGTCATCGGGCGTGCGTTCTCGAACGCGCACTCGGCGCCCGCCACGCCGGTCGGCGAACTTTGGTTGATGCACAAGTCTGGAAGTTTCATCATGCTCCAGAATGACGGAACGATACAGATGCACGGTGACCTGCACGTCGCGGGTGACGTCTATGATCAACA